TCCACTGTGGTAACAGGAACCAAGCGATAAAATCTTTGGCTGCTCTTGGATTCGATGAGTGGATGCATGACAAGGCTACTTTGGTGAAACCGACGTTGCTTAGCCAGAGGCTAATTTCGAGAATGGCTTTTAATTATCAGTTCTCGAACGAAGTCAAGCTAGAAATGTTCACTTACGAAGGAGTAAGTCACCACCACGAAGCCGGTCGAGTTGGCAGCGATCCATTTCTTTCGCATATGAGTACCTACGTTGACGACGCTGTGGAAACTGCTACCTTTTATTGTGATAAGATGGGGCTCAGAGTCGTGCACCATTATGAAAGTTATAACCACACGAATAAAGTCATCGCTGGGAAGAAAAGATTTCGTGAAGTTATGATCGGAACGCGACATTTGTTTGGTTACGATGTGAAATTCTTGCAAACTTTGACGGAAGGCCCTTGGGAGATCGAATAATGAAAGATCCCGCTGATCTTTTGAGGCAGAACGCGATACTTTTTGATTCCAGAGACGATGAGTATGGTAGTCTGTGGCAGGAAGCTGGCGAAGTTTTGGTTGACCTGTTCCCAGAAGGAATAACTTTGAGATCCACGGAGGATTTCAGCAAATTTAACACCATACAAAATATCGTCACGAAACTCAGGCGTTACTGCCACAATTTTGATAAGGGCGGACATATTGATTCCGCTCGTGACCTTCAGGTCTATGGCGCCATGCTGGAGGCGAAAACAGATGACATCTAGTTGGCAGTTCCAAGTTCCACGCATAAGCCGAAGTTCAGAAAGATTCTTCTATCCAAAGCACAATTTTCTGATTGGCGCCCAGAAATGTGGCAGTACATCTTTGGCTGCTTGGCTTGCCAGGCATCCAGAGATTTGCTTCTCGTCAAATAAAGAGCAGAGATTCTGGGCGATGGAATATCATAACGGATTGCAACATCATAAACAGGAATCGTTCAGCCATTACACTGGCGAAACGACGACGATGGAAGGCAAGCCGCTGAATTTCCACATCCACTTTGTCACCGAACGGATGAAGGATTGCTTCCCAAACGCAAAATTGATTCTTGTTGTCAGGAATCCAATCGAACGCGCATACTCAGCTTGGCATTCTTATGTGAAGATGCGGCCTGGTCGTGAGATAAGATCGTTTTCTGAAGCCATCGAAGATAATTTGGAAACCTACGGGCCAGAATTGTTTGCGTCTGAATATGAATACATGAAGCAAGCGGATCCAATGGGAGGATGTTACCAAGCGACATATATTGAGGGTGGATTGTATGGGCGCCATCTTATGAGGTTCATCGAAAATTTCGGTAGAGAATCAATTCTCGTCCTCAGTTTTGAGAGTCTTAGCAATCCACTTGGCATTGTGCTACAATGTACTAAGTTTCTTGGTCTGAACGACATGGATCTTAATGATTTTCTGCATTACAAAGCTGGGCACCACGGTATCACAGCACAAGACATCAAAAGAACGATACCAGGTACTTACTCTTTGTTGAAAAACATCTATACTGAAGATGCGTATATTTTGACTGAGCTAACCGATTTTGATTACGTCGGACATTGGGGGTTGAGGTGATCGTTATTGATACAGAAACGACTGGCTTGTTAAAGCCAGACGCTGCAAAGCTTGACTTGCAACCATTTATAACTGAAATTTACGTTACCAGAGTTGACAACGTAACTCTTGAGTTTATAGATGAGTTTGAAACTTATGTAAAGCCGATGGTGCCAATTTCTGAGGAAATTACAAAGATCACTGGCATTACAAATGAGACCGTTGCCGATGCGCCAAAGTTCATCGAGATATTTGATAAGCTCGCTGACTTTTTCCTTGGGGAAACGATTTGTGTTGGGCACAACGTAGCGTTTGACCTTGGGGTACTCTGGGCGGAATTATCCAGACACAGGCTTGAGTATCACTTCCCGTGGCCGAAAACTTGGATCTGTACTGTGGAGAAGTCCATGTCAATCGAACATCGACGGATCACATTACGCTCTTTGTATGAACTTGCGACTGGCCATCCTCCTGCCAACTCGCATAGGGCCAAGGACGATGTCAACACCACAATAGTTTGCTTCAAATGGCTCCGAGACCAGGGGCTGATAACGTGAAAAACTTCGTCGTCAAAAAACTTGTTGATTGTATGTTTTCAATTTTTGTATTTTTGGGGAGTAAGCTATTCGATACCGTTGCAATATATTCCCCAGAAGATGAAGTCTTGGGAATCCACTTTGCCGTGAGTAAGAAGGAGTTGAATAAGAGCTGCGAAGCAATGGCTTCTTCCAGTTGGATCAAATAAATATGATACATCTGGCTCTTAGATCAGAATACAGCTTCAAGAAAGTCTATGGGTTCGTGGAAAACCTGGCTAACTATTCAGGCGGAGCTACAGTTGGTATAGCGGATGACAATAACACTTTTGGCCACGTCGCACATCATCGGTCGTGCAAGTCTGCTAACGTCAAGCCCATCCTGGGCGTACGATTGATGGTGTGCGACAAACCAATCGAAAAGAAAAAGACATTTGGGCCACGCTATATCTTCTTGGCCAAGAATAAAATTGGTCTTAGTGAGATTTATCGTCTAGTTTATATGGCTTACTCCCAATTTTATTACCACCCAAGACTATTTCAAGATGATTTAAACGGAATTAGTGAGAATGTAATTGTCATAGCGCCAGATTTCAATTGTCTAAACCGAATTGACTATATTGGTATAGACCAAATGACTCCAGAGGTAATCGCAACATGGCCTGGCATCCCAAAGGTAGCCATCTGTAAGAATTGGTACCAAGAAGTTGAAGACAGAGAAGTTTTTCAGCTTCACTGTGGTCGCCGCAAGATGGAGTCGCAGACATTTCCACAGCACATACTTACTGAGAGTGAGTGGTTGCGCTTGCAACCAGATCAATCCATTGCCAACGATGCCGTCACGAATACTTATGAGTTGGCAAACTTGTGTGATGAATACGATTTACCGACAGCGCCAAACCTGAAGTACCCTGGAAAGCTAACGCTCAGGGAATTGTGCCGGGCTGGTGCACGGAAACGTAAGATTGATATAGATCAAGGGGAGTACCACGATCGCTTGGAGCGTGAGCTTGCGTTAATTGAGGAACGAGGATTCTCTGATTACTTCTTGGTTGTCGCGCAAATGGTTAGGAACGCCAAGCAGAAGATGTTGGTGGGCCCTTCGCGTGGATCGTCCGGTGGATCGCTGGTCGGATACATCACAGGGATTACTGAAGTTAATCCGTTGCAGTATGGATTACTGTTCGAGAGATTCATCGACGTAAACAGATTGGACATGCCTGATATTGATATCGACTTTCCTGATAAGAAGCGAAAGTATGTTATTGATTCCTTGTCAGATATGTATGGGCATGAACACGTTAGCAGAATTGCCACCGTAGCAAAGATGAAACCAAAGTCTGCTATCGGTGAGTTTGCGATGGAGCTTGGTATCCCAGCTTACGAAACTGAAGAGATCAAAGGCGCCATTGTTCAAAGATCAAGCGGCGATGCTCGCGCAACGATGAGAATTGAAGATACATTCTTGACAACTGACATTGGAAAGGAATTTATAAAGAAGTATCCAACGATGTCAATTGTTAAAAAGATCGAGACCCATGCCAGACACGCTGGGGTTCACGCAGCTGGCATCGTGGTTTGCAACGATAAGCTCACAAACTATGGAGGAGTAAACGCCAGAGACGGCGCATTAATGATGGATCATCGTGATGCCGAGGGACTTAATCTTTTGAAGATTGACTGTCTTGGACTCAGGACACTTTCCATTCTGGAATCCGTTGCAGATCAGATTGGGATGCCATATAGTGACTATTACAACTTGCCACTCGATGATGAAAAAGTTTTCGGCATCTTCAACAGTATGCGTCTGTCTGGCATCTTCCAATTCCAAGGTAACGCCCTCCAACACGCAACGCGAATGATGGGAGTGCATAGTTTTGACGATATTTGCGCGATTGGCGCTCTTGCCAGGCCCGGACCTATTCATAGTGGTGGTACTAATATCTTTATCGGCCGCAGAACTGGTGTTGATCCCGTTGTGTATTTATCAGATCACGAAGCTGTGGTTAGAGCAACGGAAGCCACCTATGGAGTAATTATTTATCAAGAGCAACTTATGATGATTGCGCGAGAGTATGGGCAGATGACTTGGTCTGACGTCAGCGCACTTCGTAAAGCTGCCAGCAAAAGTTTGGGCGAGGAGTTTTTCAATAAGTACAAAGGTAAATTTGTTGACGGCGCGATTAAGAACGGTGCTGATCCAGACGAAGTTGAGAATGTCTGGGACAACATGGTTACGTTTGGATCTTGGGGCTTCAACAAAAGCCACGCTTACGGTTATGGGATGATCTCTTACTGGACTGCGTGGGCCAAAGCATACCATCCACTTGAGTATGCCGTTGCCAATCTAAACAATACCAAGAAGCAAGACGTTGCAATCAAAATTCTACGAGACATGGTTCGGAACGATGGTGTTGAGTACACCGCCTTTGATGCAGATTCATCTGTGGAACAGTGGTCGGTGCACGATGGCAAACTTCTCGGTGGATTGCTTAGTCTCAAGGGTATCGGACCAAAGAAAGCCAAAGCAATACTCAAAGCCAGGAAGGGCGATGGGAGTTATACCCCATCTATGGTTAGCGCGTTAATGGATCCAGACACTCCGTTCAATATTCTGTTTCCATGCGAATATTGGTGGGGAGATATTTTTGAGAACTATGAGGATTATGGCTTGGAGGATCCACCCGTCCACGTCGAAACGATTGTGGATCCAGGCGAGTACGTTTTCATAGCCAAGTTAATGGTAAACAATCTTCGTGACCTAAACGAAACCCAAGCGGTGGCGCATCGAGGTGGCCGATACCTCACAGACCACACAGTGTTTTTGTATCTCACAGTGGAAGACGATACCAGTTCGATAATCTCAATTGTGGATCGTTACAATTATGAACGGATCGGACGGGACATTACCAACACTGGCAGAGTGGAACACGATTGGTATTTGATTCGTGGAAAAATTAAAGATCGGTGGCGTCGAGTCGATGTCAAGGAAATCATGAACCTAAATCGTTGGGGAGCGGAGAACGGTCTGGGACCTGATGCTCCAAAACCGAAGACTTATCAGAATCCCGCTCATCGTGCGATCGACCCGGAATAGATAGCAGCATACCGGGGAGGGGTAGCAGACAAGTCTGACGTAATTCTGATCGGTGAAAAACAATGTAGCACGATCGAATTGCAGAAAGTAGAAACCGCCGCCAGATTAAATTGATGATGGATAGAAAATAAAAGCCACCCCGACCACTAGCACCCGCCGCACCAGTGATCGAGGCAGCCCACACGCCTGATCGCGTGTTATTTGATAAAGTACCAGGCTACCGAAGCCACTAGCGCACCGACTGGCCAACCTGCTGCTTCGATGAGTCGATGCTTTGTAATCCAGCCAAACCAACCAGTTTTCTCTCGGCTCAGCATCGGCTCCCCACTATCCATATCAATAAACCAATAGTAGCGATGCTGAGTTTTCTCCCAAAAGAAACCAAAGATAGCAAACACCAGGATCGAGGACCAATAGCAAAACAGAATAGTCATCACTCCAGCAAGACTAGCCAAGCCGTGCCATAGCCAACCCATTATTTAACCCTCGTTTGGTAACAATACTTCTCAAGATAATCTACTCTGAGATACAGCAATTCATTTTCGGTTGGCCAGTTGTCTTCGCCGAATTCAAATATCGAATCCAAAGCTTTGGCATATTGCAACTTCGGTTCATCTTCGCTTAGCCAAAAAGCCGATCGTTCACAATCACCCGTCGGACTTACGCAGCTTATCACGGACACGGCCACCAAGGCCACCCATACTATTCCATTTCTCGCCAGCTTTCTTGAAAGCTTTGTTACTCTTGATAATTTTCTTGAGATTCTTTTTGACAGCATTGTCTCCACCCGACTTATAGATCCAGATAGCTATGCCAACCAAAGTCAACAAGATAGCCAAACCGATTGCAAGTTCAGGAGTTCCAGGCATCACTCACCTACATTCGGCGCTTGGGCAGCGCGTCGGATACCAAGAATATTCAACGGTCCCGAAATCACCGTAAGCCATTTCGTCAAAGTTCCCGCACCTTCAACTGTGATGAGTCCTAGGTTTGCCATCTCGGGAATTATGGTCCACGCGACTGTAAGAAACAAAACTCCCCAAGCAGTCATACTCTTGTACCAAGTTTTCCCACCAAAAATATTGCCTAGCATGATTACTCCTTATCTGATTTGCTCCACGCAGAGGAAAAAGATTCACCTCTAGTGTCCACAAAATGTCCATAGTCCCATCGCAAAGTTTTCTTCAAGTCACAAGCGTTGGCGATCCTTTCGAGTCGTGCCCAAGGCCAATCCATATTCCAGTTATCTCTACCAGGAAATCGTTTCTGCTTTTTGAATGCCCAGTCAATTGCGCGAGCTTTGGGCTTGCCTTTCATCCTGAGATTGTGCCACCCGCGTTTAACTTTGGTAACGATTTTGCCTGGAGTTGTCCGTCCTTGATTATAAAGTTTCATTTGCCTACTTAGTGGATCGTAGGTGCGAATAACTTTGAGTGGATAACCATAAGCTGCCATCGCAGCTTCCACAGCATGGCAACGCATGGCTGTAGAGGGATCCATATCATCATAGGATCTACTCATCTATTTTTACTCCAACCTTGGCGCATTCATCCTGATCTTCAATCTTCCCAGATAAACATAACTCAAGCAACAATTTTTCTCTTGCTTCATCAGCGGTGTCTTGCTTGAGATGAATTTCCTTTAACTCAATAACTATCTCTTCAGTTGACTTAGAACGCTTGGTAGTCTCCTGTGAAGAGGCATAGTGAGCGAATATAAAGTATCCAGCAGCAGAAATTGTGACGACAGCACCAACAATGCTAGCAATTTTTGTGATAGTCATAGTTTTCTCAATGTTCCGTTAGGCGGCGGGTTGAGTCCCGTCCGTTGCTTAATATCATAGCGGATCAGCGCCGCGAGGTTGTCGATCGAGTCGGCCACTTCACGGTTACGCTGGCAGGTTTTCCGGCACTCCTTTGTCATCGCATTAAGCATCGCGTTGGTGTCTTTCGTTCCGAATTGAAAGTCATCAGGATGCTGGTGCATCGTTTCGAGGGCGATGATCTTTTCAATCATATCAGCTTGGCGGGACAGCCCGTGCTTGAACAGAGCGTGCAGCGTTTGAAGTTGGATCCCCATGCCAACTAAAGTAAGGGCAACTATACCAGCTCCCCAATTCCAAATGGCAGGCAAGTGCATTTCCATTCCATGTGCCATAACAGGCTCCACCTTAATTCTTCAGTGCCCACATGTCAGTATAACCAGTTATTAGAATATTGAATTCGGTAAGATCCCCATTCACATTATTGCCATACGAAATTGCTGGAGCTGCTCTGTTAACAATCGGTATTTCACCGCAAGCAGTTCCACTACCAGCTTGGTTGGCCGCAGAAACTGACATACAATACAAAGCGCCAGCAGTAATATAGATATTGCGGCTGCCAGTACTTATCGAGCCAGCAGCACCATCAGCGCCAAGGAATCCAGCCCCAGCTCCATTTTCCCAAACATTCGCAGAAAACATAACTGCTGATGCTGACAACGGAATGTTGACAGGAAGATTCCTCCAAGACGACGACTGGTTTTTATTTGTGGCAGGTTCGTGATCGTTATCGTGTTCAATAAACATTTGCCTGTCATTAACCATGTGAAATTTAACGATGTCTTCACCAACATCATTCCAGAAGGAACCAACGCAACGCTCATCAGTCCTCGTCGGATGATAGCCAGCATTTGCCAAACCAATTTCGATGGGCGCCAACGCCGAGATCACAGGATCCATAACGCCAGCTAGGTTATCAACGTAAAGATAGTAAGGCGTTGAGTTATTTTCGGATCCAGTATCAAGATTGGAACCTCCAACTCCGAAATCTCCAAGAATAAAAGTTAGATCACCAGATTGTGTTAGCTTTGTTCCGTCGATGTTTATTTCAATATTGCCACCTGATCCTGACTTTATGGCAACTGTAGAATTATCGACATAAACCAGATGTCCAACTCCTAACGTTGGAGATAGGCTCGCTGGAGTTACAATATCCCCAGATGTAAAATTAGTCAGGAGAAAGTCAGTTCCATTGTAGCGCATCCAAGCATCACGCGTAGAAATCATATCATCTGCGTTAAGAGCAGAACCATCTTCACGCTTGATATTTTTAACGCCAAGAGTATTTACATTGACAGTTGCCGCGCCAGTATTATCTGCACTTGGCCGGAACCGAACTGACATTCCTGTGAAGTAATCTGGCGGTGCTTGGAAGCCAGCGATCTTGGTTGCGATGTAAACATCAGCGGCACCACTCCCAGTATACCAATCCCCAGTTGCAGAGTAGCCAGCGATGGACTTGCCAAGCTGATTTAGATCAGCATTGGAAAGCACTTGACCGTATGCTTCGATGACGTTCTGGATTTCGGAAGGAAGCTGATTCCATTCGGCAGCAGTGAGCGTGTGGCCAGTAATTTTGTCGTTTAGGTCTTCCACAATTTGTCTCCCAAATAGCTAGATTTCATTCTCATAAAATAGCTGTACGTTGGCTGGCTTCAATTTATTAAATAGACATTCCAAAGTGGAAAGATCCTTCGTACCAAAAGTTATTGGGAACGTATAGGTAAATTTCTCACCAATATTTTCGATTGGGGCAATTACTAAAGTGAACCTTGCTTCCTTGTCGCTTCCAAAAGATATTGTTGGCTCCTTGCCATAAATACCACGATTGGCTCCGCCTTCAGCACCGATAACAATTCCAAACCTCAAAGCTAGATCAATAAAATCTTGAGCAGTTTGCACTCCATATCCAGCTAACTTTATCAAAAATTCTATTCTACGTTGTACTGAAGTTCCGGTTCCAGTAAGACAACTATCTGGAATCCCTAGCGCCGCTTCCCACTCGTCAATGAAATTTTCCGTTGTATCAGGAACAGTGTCTCGCCTGAACAATTTTATAACTTCATCAACTCTTAGGACTTCAGTTGCGAATCCAAGAAGTAGCTTCCGTATCTTGGTGCTAATTACATTTTTGCCACCAAAGATTTTGCCGCTTGGCAAATAATTCGCAAATGTTTGAGCTTGCTGTTGTTTCGTCAGTACGATCGGAAGTTCAGCCATTAGAAAGTCACATTCCCCAAAGTTCCAATCTCACCAGAGGCGACAGTTATATCAGCCGACGGGCTAGTGAGTGTAAAGCTAACCAACTCTGCTCCAGTAACCAAGTCTACCGTATTGAAAATTGCTGCGTTGTACGCTTCTTCCACAACGTCAACTCCAACTTCAGTTCTCTCTGCAAAGAATTGCTGAAGGCTGGCAGTCACAGCTTCCTTCATCGTTGAAGTATCTGGATCAACCGCAGAGAACGAGAAGTCAGTAGATTCTTCAGTTGGTGCACCAACAATTACGTCTGTGGTGACCGTGTTGCCTGGCATAATGCCATCTATTGCAGCTTTGACTTCTGCGACCTCAGAAACATCAGGGATTGGATCCGCATCATTGTCTCGCATGAAATAAATTGTAACTTGTCCAACCAGCGGAGTAATTTCCTCAACCCAAACTCTAGTTACGCCGGGAATAGTTTTCGCCACAGTAATTATTTCTGATGAATTAAAGTGAGCGATTGGATTCTGAATCTTAAAGATCATTCTTCCGCGCATTTCAGTATCTGTTTCCTGATCTGCTCCACCACCGAGCGCACCGTAGTCAACGCTTGCACTATCATCGACATCAGTAAGTGGACTCACCAGGACAAGCTCGGTATCAAAAAGCTGGTTGCTATCCACTCCAAAGTCAAGAGCCTGTACCGGAATGGATACGGAAGTAAAACCAAGAAGCATAGTCCCAGTTGCTGGTGTTGTCGGTGAACCAGCGACAGTAAATGTCAAAGTTTTGTCGCCAGTAACGGTACACGCAGAATCAGTAACATTATAATCAGATTGGTCGGATCCAGTTATAGATATCAGAACATTGGATGCTATAAGGTGATCGCTTGCAGTAGTCAGCGTTGCGACTGTTCCAGATCTTGTTATTGATGTGATCGAAAGTGATTGCAGAACTATTGTTCCAGGCGATGTTGCTTGGAATCTTTCTCCAGATCCGAGACTCCAAATAGTAGGATCACCGCCAGCTACGATCTCTCCACCAGCAGTTCCTGTCACTACCAAGTTACCGGCTGCCGGTGATGCTGCTTTTCTGATTACGTTCCAGATATTAGCCCACTGTTCGAGATTCAGAACTGCCGTGTCAGGAATTGCTTCAAGTTCAGCCCTTCGCAAAGCATAATAGAAATCATAGATTCGATTGGCGAAGGCAGTAACCAAAGCGCCAAGCCAGCTGTTCTTTAGAAATGAATTGGCGTTGGGAAGTTCACGATTAACGTCAACCTTCATTCTTTGATCGACTTCAGTTGCTGATGTCGGTAGTTCGATTGCCATTAGGAAACGCCCCCACGTAAATTTCCAATTGGGTTATAAGTTATATCATAGCCATTGGTTATAATCGCAAAGTTCCACCCGCCACCAGTGCCAGGATCAGTTCCAGTTCCAGGATCGCCAGAGTTAGGAGCGAATTGGAAGCCGTGTACTCCACCTTCACCGCCATCCCCGCCATCTATGCCACCACCTCCACCACCGCCGCAACCACCAACTATCGCACCACCATTTATTAGCGTTATTGGATGGAACATTTCGATCCCTGGGAAGCCTTGCTCACCATCTCCTGCGATTCTATCTTCAACACCGCCAGTAGCTGATCCAGCCGGTGGGACATCAGGAGTTACAACGAAGTTACCATCATTACCATTTGGCAATCCGCCGAACCCAAACGAGTTACCACCGTTACCGCCAGAGCCAACTCCGCCATCAGCAGAAGTCTCACCACCTCTACCGCCACGTCCACCGCTGCCAACTATAAAATTATTCTGCTCATTATGAATCGTTATTGTGCTATCAGGATGCCAACCGATACCAGTAGTGATTGCTGGAGAGCCACGACCACAGAATTCATTCTCCACGTATACAAGTACATCAACTGCGTAGTCTGGATTGCCAATCTTGTCAAAGATATTGTACCCAGCAAATGACGTTGCGCCAATCGGGTCCAAATCTTCGGTTGGAATTATTAGCTGAAAAAATAGTTGTGGCTCTGGGGAAGGCACGCCAGTATTATCCCAGAGATCATAATACCTATGCTCAACTTTTGAATTCGGACGATTGATTTTAATATCCAGTCTAACACCTGTGATTGTGATGCTTGCCGATGTTACTATTGACTCTGCGTACCCAGAATCAATAAGCCACTGCAAAGATTGTCTGGCAGCAGTTGTGATTCCATTCAGAACAGTTCGGGTCAAGCGTGCCTGTTCGTAAATCCATATCTTGGATCCGATTTCAAATCCAGGCGTACTTTCGTTCCCTATCCAGCCACGACGCATATGTGATTCTGAAACTTCGGATTCACTAGCTCGACTCTCAGCAAATAGACTAACCAGAATTGCAGAGTCAAAGAAATCTTCGGATTTTATATCACCACTATTGTCTAGTTCAATATCATAGACATTGTTAGTGAGAGTAAGATAGGCATCAATTCCAACTGTCATTTTTACCTCAATGCGTCGATGGCATTTCGAGCTGTTGCAGCTTGGTTTCTAAATGCTACTGTGTGAAAGCTACTGGTTGCGATATAGTTGAACCATGTTCGCAGAACCAAACCAAGATCATCAGTCCCGGCCGCATTTTGGAATCTTGTGCTGGTACTCTTTGTTCTGATCCCTGTTAAGCCAGTTATCTCCACAGTCCCAACGCTGCTTGCAATAGTGATGTCTCCAACTGCATCAATATCGACAGCGGCCAAAGCATTGATGTCAACCAGTCCTGTCGCATTTACTTGGGCTATCCCAAGAGCAGTAAGCGTTGCGTTGACTGCATTGAGATCCATATTGCCAGTAGTCGTTCTGGCATTTATATCACCAGACGTTGTCTCGATGTTGATATCACCAGCTATTGTCTCGATGTTGATATCGCTAATAGCAGTTTTAATATCAATTTCCCCATTATTTTTCATGTGGATAAAAGATTGCGTGGTGGGATTGTATACCAGAACTTCACCTTGGGAAAGCGGCGTTGGAAGCAGAACTCCACCGCGTTCCTTTGGGCTACCTGGAAAGACAACTCTGTTTTCAGGATCGGAATTAACTGAAAACATCAAAGCAAGAGCGCCTGGACCAGGATTAGCATGGAACCCATACGGATACCAAGCCAGGCCATCACCAACTTTCCCAACGTAGGTAGTTTGGTGAATCGGGAAGTCCTTATCGTCACTACTGCAAGAAGTGATTACTGCCCATCTTACCAAGCGTTTTATCATTGACACTACATTCATCGGCCAGGACCAAACAGATCTTCAGGATCATCAGGATTCTCTACAAAAATGATTCCTTTCTCTGGCGTCTCGGCAAACTTGAGTCCAATCTGATCGATCGAAGTTTGGGTCGGAAGTTCCAGAGTATAAGAATCTTTATTAACCAAAGACAAAACAGTTTCCTTTCCAGAATCGCTGATAGAAAACTTTACGGAGTTTATCAACATTCTAGCGTTTATCCCAGCAAATTCATCATTGACACTGACAGTTTTGTTTATTGCCCACAAACTGCCAGTCTGATTTCTGAATCCGTGAACTGTGGCTGAGTAAACTCTGCTTCTGGCTTGTCGGATATTGTACTCCCACTTATTTCGCTCAGTTAAATCTACGTGTGATCCTGATTTCTCAGACATCACGCAAAGCTGTCGTCCAAGTCTGATATTTGGATCTTGGATAGCGGAAATTTGCTCAACGATACTGTAGTTTGATCTTGTCGCTCCATCGTTAATTGAAACTGGGCTTTCCTGTCCAGCTGCTCGATATATTGAATATATTCCGGTGGTGTCGTAACTTACTGAGTAGTCAAGCACGTTGTTGCTATCACTCTTAACTTTATTTTGAATCGTGGCCTCAATAAATTCACCAGCTGCTCTAGTAATCACGATGTTACCGTAAGCATCTGAAGTCAACAGAACCTGGCGTTTTCTAGCCAATCCCTGAATAAAATCCCAAACGGATTGCCCAAATTCTGGTGACGCAAGATCCTCGGTTTCTTGAAAAGCTTTGGTCCAAGTTTGCTCGACAACTTTCAGAGGACTCTTAATATGAACCAAGAGCAATTCTATGACTTGCGTAAGAGTTATTGGCGGGCGTATATCAGAAAGAGATCCAATTTTTGAATCTACAACATCACCAGTTCTATCCCGCCCAGTAATTGAAATTGTATGGGAGTCGCCGTCTCCACCCACAGTCACAACTTCAATGTTGCCAGTAAGTACAAGTTCACCATCAACTCTAACAGTACATGGCTCACCACCTTTGAATGGGAGAGCCTTACCTTCTTCCGATGTTACCTTGAAACTGAATTTATTGCTGAGCGTATCGAGATTGATCGTGGCACTTGCCGAAGTCCATCCGCTATACTCAGTTCCACGAACTTCAATTTTCATTCTGTAAAGATCCTGATGTCACCTTGTATGCTTGCCAGATCGTACAGGCCATTCAATTCAGCGATAGCTTCGCCGTCTGTAGATTCACCATAATAATTAAATGCCAACAATCTAGTTGACATTCTATTTGAATTGACGTTAATTATTTGGCTTGCTATTAGCTTCTGTTCGTTGAAAAATCCTTGAGTTATGGTGCGCAAATCAGTAAGCGAATCGACCAGCTCTGGATACATATCTTCGTTACGGAATAGTTTTTGATACTGCTCTTCCAGATCAGTTTCCGTTTCGTTTATGTCAAGAACAGTCTTGTATTCAATTTGCGATGCGTTCAAGTAACTATAACTCAGAGCCGCACTTTGGATCCCATTGTTAAAGACATCATTGTTCGTTTTCTTTTGGACTGATATAGATGTTTTGTACGGTGAGTTTATATCGTTATCGCCAAAATTAAACAATCCTTTGAAAGCAAAGAGCGAATCGCTTGGAGATTCATAAAGATTATCAATACTCTCCATAATTCCATAAATACTATTGGAGAGATCCGCCGGTGAACTTACGAGAGTCACAACATTACTACTGAAAGTATTCAGCAAATTTGTATGTTGATCTATTTCGTTAGCCAACTTTGCAATTGGCTTAGTAGCTTCGTTGACTGAATCGACATACCCATTTGCTTTATCGACGCCAGCCTGAAAATTTCCAGTTGCTTTCTCAGCTATATTCCAAATTTCTGCAAAGATGCCTGTGGCAGTGTCTATGGCTGATGCAGTTCCAGTTGCCACTTTGCTCAGCACAGATGGGATTGCTAGAGGTACGCCATCTGTATTCGATATTTCAAATGACATATTTACATTACATTCACCAAGTCTAGTAACATCTTCAGACATTGTGAATGTTCTGCAAACCACATTCAGAACTTCGCCGTACCACGGATGGATTAGAATTCCAGTCTTGCCTTTCTCAAGCGCAGCAAGTAAAGCATCGCGCACTTGGAAATATGATAGGATTACATTTCCAGAATTGTCGCGTCTCTCAGATACAATGCCGTTGATTGTGAACGCTCGCTGCTTTTTACCAAGATCTTCAATAATTTGCAAGTCGGAATCAATAAATTCCTTCTTGGCATCCTTTCTACCACCAGCAACCTCGGAACTTTTGACATAGAAGAACGCACCACGGTACGAAGCTCCATCCAGATCACTAAGATTCATCCTGTTGCACCTTCCATGTTCGTAGCAAGATCCAGAGTCTTAGTATCACCACTGCTCTTGGTTGTAAGATCACCGGTTAGTCCCTTTTCAAGCCCAACAGCAAGATTGCCTTCAAATTTACTGGAGGTTGCCAATTCACCGGACCCCTTCACCTCCATCGTTTCACCGTCACCCATTCCAAACCAACTTCCAATTGCGCGTCCGACTCCCTTAATGTCATCCCAGAAAGCCCAGATAGCACCACCAGCAATTACAAGAGCAGCAATAATTGCGAATGGCCAACTTACGATTGCACCAAAAACAGCCGCCGCAGCACTGGCAATGGCGCCACCAACAACAGCGAACGCGGTTCCAAAAAATGCCACTATAGCGGCAGCAGCCACGAACACAGCTATCAAAGCTCCGACTCCAACCAAAGTGTAGACGATCCACTTCTTTGTTGTGGCACTAAGACTGTTGAACCATTTTATCATAGTAGTTAGCTTACCAGCTATCCAAACAAACGCCGGAGCCAGAACAGCACCAATCGAAATTCCCATTGCAACGAAGTTGCCTTTCAACAACCTAGTTGCTGCGTTCAAAGTTTTCATTTGCATCTCAAATGCCGGGCTAAGCTGATCTTTCTGCATTGTTGCAACAGTATTCGTGATGTTCTTTAGGGCCTCATATTCCAAGGATGCCACAGCAGTAAAGCCACGGATATTTGGAATTGCTTGGATTAGAAGATCCTCATTCTTCTCGCGTAGTTTGGCAACTTGCTCAAGAGTTTTAACTAGTGACTGAGCCCCAAGTGCGCTCGCACCATAAGCAATACCTTCAGCTGCAAGAATCTTTGCAGACTCAGCAGATGGCTTGAGCAAACTTGTGATTGCACCTTTTAGTGACGTTGCTGCTTCTTCTGGCGACAATCCACCAAGAGTCAGCTGCGACATTGTTGCCAGCAATTCCTTGTAACCAATTCCAGCACTCTTGGCAATCGGTGCGACCTTACCAACATTAGCTGCCAACTGCGCCACAGTTACCTTACCAGCTTTCTGTGATGCGAAGAATGCGTTGGCCACTGCTTCTGATGTTTGGAGCCCATCTGCGTAAGCATTCATAACTGAAGTAATGCCGTCAACAGAAACATCAAGACTCGTAACGCCACCAATTGCCAATCTCTGGGCTGCTGCAAACGCATCTAGTGATTTCTGACTTGTGCCCAAAGCTGATACGTTATCGAACAAAGCTTTGGTGGTTTCTTCAGTAGAGAAACCAAATTCGGTGAGGGACTTCGTTGCCATGTCTTGTATGGCACCGCCGAATTTAGCTATCTGTTTATCATCCAACAGAGTTAGGACATTTGTGATGCCAGCTTCCATATTGCCAAACGCTTTTAACGATCCAGCAAGTGCGGCGACCCCGACAATAGCCATTCGCTTCAAAGATTGTGAGAGTTTAGCAACAGCCTTGGACGCAGACTTACTATCAGTCCGCATCTTTCTGAACTCTTTGTTTATCTCACGACTTCGGGCTTTGATCTTGGCCGCTACACGACTGAACTTATCCTTGGCAAAGAAGGTCCAAACGACTCTGTTGGTTGCCACTATTTCTTTCTCCTGAGTGCGTCGATTCGCTTGGCTTCCTTATGCAACATGGAAATTTCTGGGAACGACATATTCCTCAAGCGATCGTAGCTGATCGCACCTTC